TGTCTGTGTCTCGGTTAAGGTGTAACTCATTCAGCCTTTGGCTCGGTGCGAATAATCACAAGCGGCTCGGTGGTAGTGATGTTGGTGTCGGTGGTTTGCTTTGGCTTGCCGTAGCCACGATCAAGTAGCATCTCCGCCGCCTTGATGTCGCCCTTCAATGCCTTGGCTTCAATCGCCTTAAGGATGCGCTCAGCAGCCGTCAAGCCGTTCTTCTCATCGCCAAGGATGTCGGCCATGATTTTGTTCAGCTCGGGTAGCTTCTTGGGTCTCCCATTGGGATTGCCCGTCTGCCCCTTCTTGAACTTATGCTTCTCAATGTCCTTGGCCGCCATTGTGCTGTATTTGTGCTGTATTAATCGTACTCCACCAACTCTGCATCAGAGTCAGTGTTCTCCTTGATTTTGTTGTATTGTTCCTCGTTGTTGTCGTAGTGCATCTCAATGCCTAAGCGTTGAATCGTCTTCCACTTATCCTCGCCGTTGGTGAAGTAAACTCTCAACCTCGGGATGCCGAGCTCTCGTGCAATTGCATAAACTTCTGCCGCCATGCGTTCCTCGTTTCTTGCCGTGATGATGTAAACACGATCACCATTGGCAATCTTCCTGCGAGCAAGAGCCATTCCTTGTGGTGTGTCAAGTACTCCATCAACATCGAAAGATATCTTCATCGCTTCTTAAATTTAGATGCTTCTGCATTGGCTATTGCCACCGCTTGCTGAGGCGAGTATCCTTCATCGATAAGCTTCTTGATGTTCATCTGAATGATGGCAGGCGAGTCTCCTTGGAATAGTGGCATGATTACAAAGATAGTGTTTTGCTGCGTTTGATTTCGTCCTCTGTCAATTTCAATCTTACAACCTTGTTGTAGATGATAACATCGGCAGTGAAGTAGCCTTCATCATTCTGCTTGAGTGATCCGATTAGATATTCATTCGGCACTTCCATCTGAATGTCTTCCGATGCTTCCATTATCTTCTGCATGGCTTTCACCTTGAATGTCACCTCAACATCTTGCAATGATCCGATTGGAGTCAAGTACCCAGTGAAGGTATCATCTTGGATGCGCATGTATCCACTTCGCCATCTATTAGCAGCCATGTAATTTAGTTTTATATTGTTCCAGGTATGCGTACACAAGTCGCTTGATGTCTTCCTTCTTGCTCTTTGGTATGCGCAGGGTCACGTTGCAAGTCTCTTCGCCGTACTTAAACGGCGGCCCTGCTCCTGCTCTCTTGCCGCCTCTGCGCTCAATCTTCTGTTCCATTGGGCGCAAAGATAGGAATTAACTTTTGATTGTGCAATTTTAATGTCTTAATCCATTTAGCACATCGGCTTAGGTAGTAGGTGTAGACGATGCTGTCGGGGTTGGCATTGACTAAATGCTGTCTGAAGCTCTCATGCGTGCGCTGTGTTGAATGATATGTCACGCAGCCATCGACAATCTTACCTTCAATCGGATAGTAGTCGCACATGGTCTTTATTATCTTCTCTTCTGTCGTCATGCGTTTATGATGTTTAAAAATTCTGCTTCACTTCTTACAATGTGATACTCATGCCCCAGTGATCGGCAAAGCTTCTCGAATGACACTTGTTGAGGTGACTGTCTTCCTGTTTCTGTCTTCCACTCAATCCAACAAGTCTTGCCTTCTGGCTTGAGGTAGCACATGTCGGCAACTCCTGCGATGACTCCCATCGCTTTATTCATTGCTCCCTTGATGCCGTTTATGGAGTTGTTATTGATGGCGAATATGCGGCCACGTAGGTCTGGGCGTGCGTTCCAAAGGTTTTGGAATGCTCTCGCTTGGGTTGCAACCTCACTCATAAATGTTGCAGCTTACTTTGAAGGTGCAACAAATTTAAACAAGGCTGCAACACCTCAACCCTTAGAGCATCTAAGGTTGTAGCGATTTGTTGCAGCTTGGTGTAAAAAAACACCCTTTTAGTACCTAACGTGTGTGCGTGCGTGTGCATAATATGTGTGTGTGTATATAGTTATGTTAATTATTAGAATTTAGGGTGTAAGCTGCAACAAACGTCTGAACGGCTTGGTAGCATTGAGCAATATTGTTGCAGCTTTGAAAATAGTAAGCTGCAACAAGCTGCAACAATTAAGGCATCGGATTACGATCAACGTAGTACATCATAACGATGGAATGCCCTTGTCTCTTGCGATCCTTCTTGTATCCAAGGGATGTGAGTATAGAGCCAATGCGCTGAGTGTTGAGGTAGTTAAACTTTGTATCCATCATCAAGAACTGTTGTATCTCAGTAAGTGACATCCACTCACCATACAAAGTTGCAGGCTTTAGCTTTTTATGTATTAGGTCATCCTCAGGAGTTGATACCTTGTACATCTCGGTTGCAGCGTTAAGCTTTAAGATGTCATCGCCAAGCAGCTTGTAGTTGGCTCCCATCTGGAACATGCAGAAGAGCTCGCGCCATAAGCCATCCTTGTCGCACTGGTTGTATAGGTCTTGGTCAATGTCAAGGATATGGATTGGCATGATGCGCCTGTTGCCTGTTGGATCACTAAGTATCTGCATCTCGTTTGATGTACCGCAGAATACTGCGAGTCTTTTTAAATCTGTCGACACTCTGCCATAAGGCTCGCGCACGTTTATAAATTCTTTGGATGTGAGCTCCTTCATTCGCTTCTCTTCGCGCTTTGACTTTCCGCCGTACTCGTCATCATTGATTATGATTTTGCCGCACATAAGAATCTCGTCATCCTTTCCTGCATCCATCTTGGACTCCGCGTATAGGTAACGGATTGGCTTTGGAAGGATATATCGGAACCAATGCGTCTTACCAGTGCCTTGCTTCTCTCCGCAGAAGACAAGCACAAGCTCTGACTTATGACCGTAAGCAGATGCGACTATTGAAAGCAGCCAAGTAAGTATGAAGAAGTCGGCATGCTCAGTGTCGGTGTTTACGCTGCTAAGTAGTAGCTGAATGTTCGGCCATTGGTCGTTGTTGTACTCATACAATTGTTCTTCAAAGAACTCATGCAATGGGTTGTATGTTGGTATGCGATTGGAGAATATTATCGATGTGACCAGGTCTTTGTTGGACTCCTTGAATACTGCTTTTGTATCAAGGAACATTGAGTTAATGTCACTATCATCGATTGCCCTGCCGTTAAGTTCAATCTTTCGAGTGATAAGATTCTTCTTAAGGTCGAATGTATTAATGTATGCAGCAATGTCCTCGCTTACCGACTCTGATTTAAATTTGATATCCTTGCTTACTATCTGCTCAACTATTTCTGTCGACTCTTCCGCACTGAAGCCCCCTTGTTTTTCAAGTGTCTCGATTATGGCTTCCTTCGATAGCCCTGCCGCCTTTTGCGAGGTGGTGAATCTCGCAATTGCCTTGGTGTGCTCTGAGTAGATGTCGATGCCGTTCTGCTTAGCGTGGTAGTATATTGTGCCGATTGTCGACTTCTTGCCTTTTGTTTCGCTGTGATTCTTAAGGCAAGCGGTGAACTGGCTGTCGCAGTCCAGTGAGTTGTACTTCGAGCTGTGCGAAGATAAGGTGTGAAAGTAGTCGCGGCCTTGCTCTTGGAACTCTTGCACAAGGGCATAGCAGATGCGCACCCAATCGGAGTAGTCTTCGCATAGGTTGATGCCTTTCTCATCCATCTGCTTTATCATTGCATCAAAGTCGGTTTTAATTACCATTACTTTTGGATGCTTGGGCTCTTTCTTTTTAGGTAGGTACTTCTTGAATATTGCTGATTTGGTATTAAGCAGCATGAATGGATCGTAAGAAACGAATCGAGCACGGGATACATTCTTTCCGGACTGATCTACGATAAGCTGATACTCGCTGTAAAGGTATGCAGCAATGCCATTGAAGGCATCGAGGTGACGAGTGCCGTCAATCTTTACAATAAGGCATAGGCCGTTGCCTCCGATAGATAGAAATGCAGCATAGAGATAGTGGTCAGCACCTATGCGGTCCTTGGTGGCTTGAGCATCTTCAAGGTTGTCGATGTCGATGGCAATGAATCCTGAGTGCTGTCGGATTGCATCATCCTTGCGAGCGGAGAATGAGCCGCTGATGGTAACCAGTGGAGCGGTTTTCTTCTTAAGGTCTTTAATTTCTTTTGTTGGTGCATTGCGCACATCGAATACTATGTCTTGCCATTTGCCTGACTGTACTCCTTCGAGAAAGCTTGCAAGTTCGATGTCGGTGTCTTGGGAATCATGAATGTTCTTATAGGAGGATATCAGCATTATATATTGATTTTAGGGTTGTTTTTAGTTTCTCATCAGCCAAGTCTTTGTGGAAGCGGTTGAATTTCCTGTTGCGTTCATGACACCAGAGCCTCGCAATTTCGTAATTCTTTTTTGCAATATGTTGGTAGTTGTCTGCATTTAATTTCTTGATGTTCTTTTTTGCAAGCAGGGCAACATGTTCGATGGCTACGAACAGGGATCGGTATTCCTTGTGGTGCTCGTTCATAGCGATGAGCTTCTTGATGTCCACGCTGTCGGTCATTAGGATAAAGTCCTCAATGCCTTGATCAAGGACTATCTTCTTGGGGAAGACGTGGCCGCAATAGCATTCCATCTTCGATGTGTGCAATAACGCTGCACACTTGGGGCACTCTTTTACGGGAGCAACTCCTGCGCCTGGCTTCTTGGGATTGTGGAAGATATCCTCCCAATTTCGGGAAGCAGCCCATGAGCCGTGCGTCATGCAATTACCACCAAGGTCGATGATGGTGAATGCAAGCTTTATTGGATGCGGCCTTGCACCTCTGCCGCACATCTGAAGCCATAAGGGCATCGATGCTGTTGCCTTGTTAACGATGACGGTCTCGATGTCGGGTTGGTCGAAGCCTGTTGTTGCAATTCCGATGTTGTTAAGGATGGCATCTGGAGTATTTGCGAACCACTCGAGTGTCTCAACGCGATCTGTTGAGGTAGCATCGAGATGGCGCGAGTTGAATCCTGCTTCGATGAATGCGGCATTTACTGCTTGCGAGTGCTCGACATTGCAATTGAAGATGATTGTCTTGCGCCCGAGTGAATGCTTTTGGTAGGCTTTGAGAGTGGTGTCGATGTACTTGGGCTCTTTGTACATTGCGCCCATCTGTGCTTGGTCGAAGTCGCCTGCTTTCATTTTTAGCTTAGCACGTTCCACAATGGATGATGATGAATAGGTCTGCTCAGGGCAAAGAAAGCCTTGCTCTATGAGCTCGGGGATGTCGATGCCGCACACGATGTCATCGAAGTAGTTGCGAAGTGGATTGGTCTTCTTGGCGGCGAGTGGAGTGGCAGTGAAGCCGATGATGTACTGCTCCTTGAAGTGGTCAATCACCTTGGTGAAGTTGCCGATGTGGCAATTATGCACAAGAACACCATTAGCAAAATAATTGTTATTGCCTTCTACTTCTATATTGTAGACAAAGTTTGAATTACTTTTGCTATCTGTTTCACATCGTTTAAAATCTCCTTGTTGGTAAATCTCAATACTTTGTACCCTTTGCTTTGAAGGAACTCTTGTTTTCTCTTGTCTTTCTTTTGAACAGTTAAAGAGAGGTGATTTCCCCCATCCACCTCTATTGCTATCTTCTTTTGAGGAAAACCTAAATCTATTTTGTAATGATGAGGCTGATAACCATTTCCAGTAACAATAACTAATTCTGGAAACCAACCTTCTCCAAGTTCTTGTAAAAGCATTTTTTGTGGTACTGTCATTCCCCTTCCATTGCCACCTTGAATTATTGGTTTGTGTCCAATCCTTTTCAAACTTTCTTTCATTTTTAAAAGAGTATCTGGATTCATCATTGGATTTTTTAAGGTCATTCTTTCTGAGTGCATTTTTGCATAATAATACCCCTTGCAAGATGAAGAACAAAAAGTTGTTCCATTTTTTTTGTGTTTCCACATCCTCGATTTCCAAGCTCCTTCCGAATAATTTTCTTTTTTCAGTGTAAGATTGCAGCGTGTGCAGTTTATTGAGTCCATAAGTTAAATCATTTATTTGTAAATCTTTTGCAGGAATATATCCTTTTCCTTCTACAAAGATAGGGTGTTCTTGTGTGCATACAAACGACGCACAAGAGAAATTTATTAACAATAAATCATTATAAGTTTCTTTTTTAGAAGTAGCAATTACTTTTCTTTTTTCAATTAATCCAGTGCTATGATTATAGCTATCAACATAATCTCCGTAAACAATATCTTCAATATTTTTACCCGAAACTTTTGTTCCTGCTATAAAGCATTCATCTACTATTACCATTCCGATGTTCTCGAATAGATGCAGCCGCTTGTGAGCTGACTCCACCATTGCGACATACACGCGAGCAGGCGGTATGTTCTTCATTCCGGCAACAACTTTCTGCACTGGAAGTCGAATGGCTTTGGCCGCTTGTGTGAGCAGTTCTTCTCGGTGAACTAAGATGAGCACATCTTGTGTGCTTCGAGCGCAGTAGCGGTCACATATCTCCGCGAAGCATACTGTCTTGCCTCCACCTGTTGCGAGCTGAGCAACCACCTTTCGATGGATGCGCAGCTTCGCAGAGATGTTGTTGATGAAGCGTTCTTGGTATTCTCTTAGTTGCAGCATCACTCGTAGGTTGAGGTGTAGTAAATTGCAGAGCTGCGATTGTAGTACTTTGGAACTCGAGTCTGTTGGTCTGTTCTTCCATCGCGATAAGCTTCAACTATCTGATCTCTTTCTTTTTCTTTGGCTTGGTCGAAAATAACTGTGTTCTTAATGTCAATCTTAACGTGGTGTTGTTCCAATTGCTCAACCAACCATTCAACTGCTGTTTGCTTTTTAGTTTCCATAGGTTTCGTTGTAGTATTTTTCTGCTTCTTTTCTATATGCTGATTCAATCCAAGTATAATATTCAGGCTCGTTTACAACTGCGCCCTTTCTAAATGATTGAATCATCTGCTCTTTTTCCATTGCGAGTGCTTGGTCAAATAAATCCAAAAATTGTGGACCAATATCGCTGCTTAACTTATTAGTCATGGCAATAAGTAACCAATGAACTGCTGTTTGCTTTTTCATAATTTCTCAATTTGTTGTTTAACTTGTTTCCAATAACTATCCGAAAATTCATCAACATCTTTTCCTGCATTAATTATCTCATCAACTGCAATCAATCCACATTGCTTAATAATTTCCTTCCTAATAAATCTATTAATTACACTTGATATTTGATGTAATCCTTCTTTATTAAATCTTTCGAATAACTCTTTTGCTTTTTCTTTCGGGCTCATTGATACTTCTTTTTATATAACTGCTCACCCACGGGCTTTCCGAGGGAGATGTTGCCGCGAGTAATTTCCTGAGCACATTCGTTGCAGATGTCGATAAGCATCTGCTTTTCGTTTGGCAGTTCGGTCTCGCAGAATATTGCAATGTGCTCATAGACTAGTGCCATTGCCAGAGCGTATGGCTCAGTAGATTGGCGAAACTCTTGCGCTCCATTTTTGCAGAGCTGCTGTACTTTTTTCAAGGAAGTCGATGTCATAAATATTTGGGGATTTGTAAGTTGTTTTTATCCTTCCACTGGCACTCCATACCAACTCGACATACTTCGTGTCATCGGCAAGAGTGATGAACACTGTTGCATCATCGAAGTGATTGTACATCATTTTCAGATGCTTGAAATTTGTCTCTATATATATGAAGTCGCGATGCAGGAAGTAATACATCACATTGGTGAAGCTGTAATTCTCAAAGCCCTCTGTGCTCCAAGAACTGCGCAATGAGGTCTTTTGCTTGTTCAATTTCGGTTGGTGTATGTCGGTGGATAAATAGTTCCCCTTTGAACTTATTGGGCACTCCTATGTAGTAGAAGTTTGCAGGATCATAGCCAGTCAGGTACGAATACCAAACTGCTTGGATGTGGTTGTAGTGCTTAGTCATGTCGGCTGCGAAGCTTCGCAGATTGGTGCAGGAAGTCGTCTTGATATCTGCATTGATGGAGTACATTGGGCAGTGCAAGTCAAGGATGCCCTTTGCTGCCACCATGCGCCCATCAATCTCAATCTCCTTGATGAAGGTGATCTCCTTCGCAGCCTTCTCAAATATCAGCTTCAGCAGCGGATGCTTCATGATGGTATCGTAAACATCTCGCACTCTTTGGGGCATATCGGCAGGATCTGTTTCAAGTAGGTGATTATGAAACATCGCGCCTCTCTCGAGAGCACCGGCAGCGTATTGGATGCTGCCAGTGAAGTGCCTCTTGATGCTTGATGCGTTGATGGCTTCGATGCTGTTGTAGATGTCGCGGCTCATGGTAGAAGCTCAGGATTTTCGTAGATGTTGCCAATTACTTCAATGATTTGAGAAAAATGTTTGCCTGTTTTTTTAGGTGCAAGTTCAATTGATTTTGCTAATGAAGCAGCTAATTTTTTTGTTTTTGCCACAACATACCAATCATAACATGATACTTCATTATTCCACTCAATTCCAAAATAGGAATCTATGTATTGAGATTGAAGTATGTCACCTTCATAAATTTCAGTTCCATTCATATCCTTAAGTCCAGTGTATTGCATAAGGTCATCAGTTTCTAATGTCTCATCATTAGCAATTAATCCTATGGAATATTGAAAGCCGTATGACTTTTTGTATCTGATGTATGTCCAGATTCTAAATTTGATTTCTCTGCTCATGACCCTATCTGTCTTACATCGGCAGGAATGAATCCACTGCCGTTTCCGTGTACAACTTTCATCATGTCAACCTCAACCTTTGCTGAGTTGATTATGACCTGGGCGATGTCTGCGATTGCTTTCGCCTTGTCGAGCTCCATGTCGTTTTCTTTGAGCATTTCGATGATTTCGAATAAGTGATCTCTTAGATCTTCGATTTTATTTCTTGCCATAACTTGTTCAGTGTTTTGATTGTGTCTTGAATTGGTTTAGGGTATTTAGTTATGCGATTGCGCTCCATGTTTTCCACCTTGGTGATTGCTTCCAAGTTTTCTATATCGAAATTCGAGATGTTCTTATCTCGAAAAGTCACTATCATGTGCGGCTCGAGATTACCGTGATGCTGCTCGTAGATGTGCCGATGTTTCAGCACCCACTTGCGAGGCTCTTGAATCTTTATGTATGTATAGCCTTCTTCATCGATGCGCTCTTGACTCACTGAGCGATGGTTGTGCGGCACATTGCCCTTCTTAAACTGCGTTTCTTGGCCACCTATTTGCAGCCCTTTCATGCCCTTATTCCAAGGCACATTGCCCTTTGGGAACTGCGTACCGATGTTGCCCTTCTTGAGTCTTCCGCTGAGCTCTGTTGCAAGATACTCGGCAGTCTTATGCAGTTGGAGTGCGTGAGCTTTAGCGTAACACTGGGAGATTGACTTGCCAGTTATGAATGCCACCTCTTTAGTCGAGCGATGCGGATAGTACTCAATGAGCAACTCGGTCTCTTGCAGCGTCCAGTTATAGCGAGTCATAATACTCGCGCCCTCCTTCTTCGCCTCCTTGAGATGATGGCCTTGGAAACCTGTCGATGATTGCTTTCTGCCCATCATGATAGCCATTGGAGTAGGCTTGGATGATTGCTTCTTTTACCATGCCTTGCATCGTGTCGTTTTCTACCTCGCGTGGATCAATGATGGCACTAAGGAAGCGGTTGAATTGGGCGAACTCTGCGCCTATGTTGTCGAGTGTGTTCATCGGATTACTTGGTTTTTAACTTCGATTATTTCAATTCCTCTAATCTCTGCGATGTTGGTAATCTCCATCGCCTTTGGAAGCTTGCGGAGTAACTCTGCCACATCAAACATCTCTGCTTGCATAAGTGTCCAGAGCAGTGTTGCCCAATCTACCTCGCCAACTATCTCCGCTTTTTTGCTTATGCGAATGTTCTTGGTGTGGTCGAGCTCAAGCGTTGTTGAGGTTGTTGCATCGGTGAAGTTGGCGAAGATGCCTGAGACATCGCTCGTGACTGCTGACTTAAGAGCATCGGCTGCATCTTGTGCAATCTTTGCATCTGCCACGGCTTTCTTTACGGCGAGCTCGTTGGAGTAGTCTATCATCATTGCTTTGCGTTGCTCGATGTAAGCCTTAAGCGGAGCGATGGCATCACGCTCGACATCCATCACTGACTTCTTGTAGGTGTCCAGTGGAAGTGTTACCATCTTGCGATTGGTCTCAATGTGCTTGATGGCATCGTTTGCCGCTTTGATGGAAGCTGCGCTCATGTCATAGGTGAGCTTGTCTTCGATGGCTTGTGGAGCTGCTTGTATCATGCTCTGAGCATGTAGCACCTCTGTCGAGTTTAAAGCCTTGTAGAACTCGGATATGTTCTCTATATTAGCTGCGTTCATAGTGTATTGATTAAGTGTATGTTTTTAATGAAGGGCGGCCTAACACCGCCCTTTGTTATTTTAGAACGGGAAACCGTCATCTTCAGTAGACTCGACCTCAAACTCGGGAGCAAATGAAGCCACCTTGGTAATTGGCTTGCTAACTCTCGCAATCCACTCATCAGACATCTTGATTTTATCTTGAATGAACTCGGGCAGCTGAGCAAAGATTGCATCATCATGCTCTTCTGTGTTATAACATAGCGGAGTGTTAAATGATGGAGGGCAGACCAATCCTTTCGGCACTGGAGAGATTCCAATGATGTTGGCATAGGTCATGTCGCCCTTAGTTACGTGAGTCAAGTTCACCATGCAAGGCTTTCCAAGTAGCGTGAAGATGTCGAAGTTGCCTGCAATCTCGTTGCTCATCTTTTTGCCTGCCCAAGATTCGATGTCTCTGCGGAGCACCGCCTTCTCGTTCATGCTAAGGTTGTAGATGCTGCGAGCATAGAACGGCTTCTCGTCTCCGCCTTCCTCGAAGACATGCGTTTCAGTCGGCAGTTCAAAGATGAATTGCACTTTACGTTTTTTGCCTGGAAATTGACCAGTTTGCATCGTTGTTCCGAGGTCAACAATTTGGTAACATCTTGCCAAGAATGCTCCTTCTGGAGCAATTTGACGGGAGGTGTTATTCCCTGAAGGTGCTTTTAAAGCCATAGTGTAGTTATTAGAATTGAGTTATTAATTGATTGAATGATACTTGAGTATTGTGCAGTGTCTTTTGGTACATCTTGAAGAACTCGCCAACGCTTGATGGATGATAAGTGCGAACCGATTCATGTAGCCCTTGAGTCATCTCCTTCGAGTATTGGCGAACAAGAACAAGGGAGCTCTTGTCGCATCTCTGAAAGAGGCCTTGATGGCAACCGTCTTGCACAATTGTTAGCATGATGCCGCTAAGATGGTCGTAGTTAAAAAACTGCGTGCTGTCGTGTGATTTGAAAAATGTGTTCATAGTAAAAGAGTGAATGATTAAAGTATATGGGCGGTGATTAGCCGCCCGATTAAATTAGTATGAAAAATTAAATGTGTAAACGATTTCATCATTTTTCCAAATAACAAGAAGTGCATTTTCATCCTTGTCATAGTCGTATCTTGTTTTAGAATACTTTAAAAAGATTTCAACAAAATCTAAACAATGAGATGTGTTTTTAAACTCATCAGAGATAAGCTTGGATTCGGTGTTTGTTTCGATAGTTAATTTGTGCATGACTAAATGATTTATGAGTGAATGATTGATAGGCAAATATACAGCTATATTTTGATTGCGCAATAGGTATTTAAAATAAACGCAATTATTTTTCAACTCGCTATGCAAGTGCTTGATAATTAACCCAATAAAATTACAATTATTTTACGGCCTTGACTACCGCCACCCCAATCAGCACTCCAACTCCTACCTTAAATGCGGTTGTTTGATGCCACTTCTTGTCCTGCTTGATGTAGATATTCTCAAGTCCTACTACTTGCACATTGGGATTGTCGACTCTTAGGCGGACCACTGTGTCCTTCTTCTTGAGCAGCCTATTGATTAGCCCAGTGCGCATGGTATCACCTACTGCATAGGTGAACTTGGCAGGGATCACGAGCGAATCAATCTGCAACCACCCGAGTCGATTAATCATGCCGCCTATTGTATACCACTCGGTCTGCTTTAGGAATGGCTTTGGCAGTTGGATGTAGGGCTTGCTCTGAATCATCACCGTATCACCTAACTTGATCTGCGTTTTGATGATGGTGCGAGTCTCAATCTTCACCACCTCAACAGCGTTCTTGACTTTCACTTCGAGCTCAGCAATCTGTTGTGCTTGTTTTGCCGCATCAGAGCCGCTCTGTGCGATTATCTTCTTCTGTGAAGCAATCACTATGCTATCCTCATATATCGTGTGCTTAAGGCGATAATCATTAGCCACGTTTTCACCGCAAGACTTAAGCAGCAAGAACAGGAGCACCACCAAGGCGATTAAGTAGATGGTTTCAGATCGTACAAATACCGTCTTGAATGAGTCTGATAAGCTCTTTCGATGATTCCCAAAATAGTCTTTTATCATTGAGTTCAGTTTGAAGGATTGTTAGTGCAACACATACAGGCATACCACGCTCAATCACATACCAAGCGGCAACCTTAACCAGTCTCTTGTCCGCCTCCTGCTCTGTCATAACTCGCGAGCTGCTTTCTTGATTAGCACCTTGATGGCATCATCAAGCTTGTTGACCGATGTATGTATCATCTTAAGCAGGTCACGCTTCTCGGTGTTGTTGGCAACGGGATGGTCGAGCATCATCTGCACAAGCCCTGCTATGTTGGTCAGTGGTTGGCGAATCTCATGGCTGAGCATGAAGCGGAACTCCTCAAGGAGCAACTTCTGCCGCTCATGATCGTGTGAGCTGATGGAGGTGACATCGACAATCTGGATGCCGACAAAGTGCAGAGTCTCGCCAATGGCGAAGCAGTTCCATACGTTGTACCGGTCGGATGTATTCTTCTGCCGAGTGCGAGCATAGACACGCGATGGCTCAGGCGCATGCTTGCGTGCCGTCTCAATGGCTTTGATGAAGTCATCCTTGTCACCTTCGATGCTTATGATGTCGGTGATTTTGGACGGCTTGATGTGGCTGCAATAGTTTTTGAACAGCTCATTGCTTGACACAATTAGGCCGCTGTCATCACTCACCACATAGAAGAGGTCAATCGAATGTTCTAAGATGAAGAGCGAAGACATTGGTTGAGTTCGCTGTAAAGGTTAGACCATGCGCCCATTGAGCTCCATGCCCATTGTGCGGTTAGGTAGATAGTAAAAGTCAACAGCATGCCCATGATAGGAGCATCCATCGTTGGCTTATACTGGGCGAACTCAGTGCGAGGCTTGATGATTATCTTGGCCTCTGGCTTTGGTGCAAGCAAGAATGCAGATGTGCTTGGTTGGATGGTGTCGCTTGCGTAGGTTTGCTGCATAAGTATCGGCTCTGGTATTGGCTCATCGGCAGGAAGCTCGTATGTTTGCCCCCATTGATTAGTGCAATATTGCTTGCCAAAGATAGTGAATTTTGTCATTGACTGATACACCACTTGCGGCTCGATGCGAATAGTATGATGATGCGTATGGACTTTGCAGCCAATACCCACCACGCACCCTGCATCGAGTGTTGTGATTACTGAGTCTCTTCCGTCATCCATTGTCGTTAGCTTTAGGTATGTATCCTGCTGCCACCATTGCGGCCACAATAGCTGCAAGTGTCTCTGTCGTTATCTGCTTAAATATTAAAGCAAACACGCTCGACAGAATCACCAACGAGCCAACAGTTGGCCTCCAGTGCTTAACGAAAATATCAAGCACTTGCCTTGGTTTGTTGACTCTCCTTGCCGCCATAGTTGTCAAACGATTGGTGTAAAATAAAGTTGCGCCTCTTTCTTGCGCCTTCTTACAAGACCCGTTGAAACCTCGCCGCCTGCCCTGTTCCACTTGGCAAACTCAGCTGCAATCTTCGGGTCGTTAGGGTTGGCTTTGATGAACCTCAACAGCTGCGACTTAGCGAGGTTGCCTGCGCCTAGGTTATAGCAGAAACTTACAAGCGCATCGAACTGATTCTGATTAACCTTGGTAGTGTTAAGCAGTCCAATCACGCTGCCCTCAAACTCCTTGAGATGGTCTTTGAGCAGTTGATTCGCCTGGTCGCGAGTGATGGTCTGCCCGAGCTTCACCTTACTGCCGTCATGGTAATAGGTTGAGCCGTAGCCGATGGTAGCAACACCTGCCTGACAGAGGTAACTGGTCAAGCGCAATCCTTCGAACTCTTGTATGAGTCGGATGCCGCTATCAGATAATTTCATATTGGAATTGTAAGGCGCAGTATTGAAAACTAAAACCTGCTGTTACTACTCCAACAGCAACTTTGCAAGTGTTGTTTGTTGGCTCAGCACTAATATCTAAAGTAATAATCTCTTGAACTGTACCAGCACCAAAAGAAAACTGCATCAATCCAAACAAGTTTTTTTGACTCGCAAAATCAGATGCCACTGGTAGCGACATCTCAAATTCTCCATCATCTTCGCCAGCATCAAATTGGATATCTATCTGAGCCATTACACTCACGATGTTGCCAACCTTAATGTATGTTGTAGCGTTAGATGATGCTGTCAAATTTAACTGAGCACTGATAGTCGGTGTGTATGCGCCACTTGAAAACATCTTACCCACCTCAATCTGCTTTGATGTTCCTTGTGGTGATTGCGAGGTGTCGCTGATATCTACGATGTATAATAAGTCATTAATTGCTGCCTCACCAAGTGGTGTTAAATCTGTAATTTTTACTCCAGCCATTTGTTTAGTTATTAGTTATGTAATTGTATGCCTCAGTTGAGGTAGTGAATTTAATATTGTTGATGGTGAACTGCTCAATGTTGATTAAGAATACACCCACGTTAGTACCAAGATGTATACAATTATCATCAATTACTTCGCACGTTTCAACATTGGATGCAATAGCACCAATTACCGATGTAGTAAAGGTTACATAGCCACCTTCAAGAGTTATGTCAATCATAGTATTGTCATTGATATTAGTGAGATTACAGATGAGTCTCCTGCATTGGCATTCTGAACTGCTCCGATGATGTACTTGTCGGTAGTCCAATCCACAGCGATTGCAGAGAATGTGGTATTTTGGTAATCAGTTGCTATATTAGTCAATGCAACTGACATTATCTCAGTGTTGGTGGTTGCGTTTTTTACCGCTCCCGTCCTTATCATTTGCTGCCCGAATGCTCCCGTCTGACCACCCGAATATACTCCCAATAAAACAGCACCCGTCAAGTTGTTTGCTGAGTTGGCATAGAGTCGAATGGTGTAGATACCAAGAGAGCCCGTCTTGCGACCTCTAAGCTTGAACTCAAGGATGTTGTTTGCCGCCACCGAGTTAGCCGTCACAAGCAATGACTGACTGAAGGTGTTTAATATTCCACTTGAAGCAGCTCCATCGGTTGCCGACTTGTAGATGCCCATTGTTGGAATGCTTATATCACCACTTCCAAGCAATGAAGTAGAGTTGATTGTCTTGATGTTCGTGCCGCTTACAAGTGCATCCTGCTTGGCTGTAAAGGTTATGAAGTCACTACTGCTCAGCGCACCTCTATTGGCAGCACTTGCTGTTGGTAGGTTAAAGGTATGAGTAGCAGTTGCGGATGATATAGCGAAGTCAGTGCCATTTGTTCCAACTGCAAGGTATTGCGTGTTGGCAGTTAACCCATTTAATGCTGATATGCCTCCTGCGAAGTTAGTCACCACCTGACAAAGGTGGCTGTCCTGCGTGTGCATGTTGATTGTTCTACCTCCGACTGAGTTGACAATATAAACGCGAAGAGCAAGCCTGTCTGTTACCAGTAGTGTTGTCTGTGGAATAGCAAGGGATGTAAGGTAAAGGTCAATGCTTGTTCCTCCTGTTATGTTTTCTGGTGCTGCTGAACTATTGGCGATGGTTGTGAATGACCCATCGTACTTGAGCAACTCAACATAGAATGCTGGTGTACCACCTGCTGAAGAAGCTGACATATAAATCTCAAAGTTCCAATTCCCTGCTGGTATCTCCAATCTGTTTGGGTCGTTTGCATCAGTCAGCCATTGGTTTATCAGTCCGTTTCCTGCCAAGCTGAAATCGACACCTGTACCAATGACAGCCGTTTGGCTCATCTGAAAGTATGTAGCAACAGATGCAGGAGTACCCCCGTTGAGGTAGTAGCTGACAGCAGAGCCTCCGCTTGCGTTGCTTGGTAGAGTAGCAAGTTGCCCATCGCCTCTGATGTATTGCGTTGCAAGTCCTGCGGCCGTGATGGCGATAGCTGGTGTGGTAGTTGGGTCAGTTACGGTTACAGATAACGCAGGAGGAACAGTAGCCGAAACCGATATCACAGTACCCGTTGGTAAAGTCGGGAATGGCGTTGGTGTTCCAGTGCCATCCAAGTAGTCAGTGCCTGCTCCTGTTGGCACATCGAACTTGCCATCGAAGGTGTTCCAATCGGTTGAGCTCAGGTAGCCATCAGTGCTTGCATCTGCCTGAGTGATGCTGATGTCGGGACTGCTGCCGCCGCTTGATGCGAGTGGAGCTGTTGCGGTTACACTGGTCACACCTCCAACTGCAACAACTGCCCAAACAGCTGCACCGATTGTGGCATCACTGCAAAGGTAAACAGTGCCATCATCTAAACTCCATCGAGAACCTGCAACGAAGCCCTTGGTTGAGTCATCTGTTACCTGAGGCACAAAGGTAAAGTTGTGCGTCACATCGCGAATGGTGAAGCCGTCTTGCTGCATGTAGTACAACCGCCCTGCTTCCCACTTCAGCTCATAATTAATTGAGCATATTTGCGCAGTGCCCTTTGCTCCGCCGTTGCCTGCATCCGTTGTACCCTTGCGGAAGAAAGCACCATTATCAAATGAAAGCCCTGCATTTGCAATGAAGTCGATGTCGTTGGTTGTGCTGTTGCCTAAGTCGGTAACTTGTTGTAATGTTCCAACACCGCCGCCACCTCCGATGGCCACCAATGGATCAGCCGCTGTTCCATTTCCTGTGATGGTAACACCATCAACAGCAACCTCAGTAAGGCATGGCACGCAGGCAGGAAGATCCGGAAGCGGAATGTCGCCTGTTGCGCATGTATCATAGCAGCCGTCTTCGCTTGTTGTGATTACTTGCACATCCATATCAACAGAAACACAAGCCCATTCGTAGTTCGCTGTTAAGGTCTTAATCTCGTTTGCATATCCACTGGGCACAACCTCGTAGTTGATGACTCCGATGCTCTGCTTAAACAATGGGTCAGTACCACTCGTCAGCTTGTACACTCTGGAAGCAAGCCAATCCTGTGCATCCTCCGCATCGCATGGCAAGTGCGATTTGCGTACGATGGCATAAGCAGTCAGCGGAAATGTTGTGACATACAACTGCTTGCAGCCACTCATTCGATAAGCATCCGTTTTTGCTACCGATACCTTTCCACGCTTCGCCCAGAACAGCGTGCCGTTCTTTGCATCGAAGTTAGTAACAACTTCCGCTTGACCATTGCCGATGTAGTGCACCCAAGCTTTGTCGTTGCCATTCGCGTTAAGCTCGCAGAGATTGAATTGCTTGTCGAATATATTGGCGACCTCAACACGTTGGTTGAGCCTTTCGATTATGGTCTTAAGTAAATTCATGGTTTGCTTATCTGATTTGAGATTTGCTCAACAAGTAAGTCTGCGTGTAGCTGCAACATTGCTGCTTGCTCTTCTGCTGTTGGTTTAAATATTGTGCCGTAAAGTTTTTCCAATCCTGTCACCTTTCCAACTTCATCGGCTTGAATGTATATCGCTGAGCCATAGCCTTCATTAAACACTGAACCTTGATCTGTTGCAAATGACCGCTTAAGAAATCCTGTGAGCTCCAATGGAGGTCTGCCGTTCTTCTGTTTGATTAAAGCGTATGCAGGAGTGTAAGGCTTAGTCGGTAGCTTTTGCCCTGCCGTGTTACTTCCTCCGCTTGTGCCTGTTCCAAAGATTCTAATAAACATCTCGCGGCGCATATCTAAAACAGCGGCAGACAAAGGAGTAAACCCTCCGCTCCATTCTGCGAACAGCCCATCAATCCTTCCACTTATCTCTTTGGGCGTTGCCATTATGGAAGAGCAGTAACATACTTCATATTACGTCTGCAATCAAAGCACGTATTGTCGTCTGGCAGTCGCATGTTCTGCAACATGGCCGTGAGCTCTTCGCTATATCTCGTTGCTGCAATGTCTCGCCCTGCAATCATACCATCGTTAGGGTCGGAAGTTGCAAAGCCAGTGTTCACGCTGACAACTGTGTTCACCCTTTGGTTGGGGCTTATCGTCAAGCCGTAGTTATAAATCTCAACCGCCGTTGCATAAGCAAGCGGCATCGCCATCAATCCACCTATGCTGCATAGCCAAGCCTCTCTGTCGCAGTTGACATTGTACACCAAGCTCATCCCTTGCGTGTACTTCTTTGACTTGGAAGATAGCACGTTGAATCCGTCCGTTGTCAACTCGATTCCGATGGCATCAACAAATGGGCAAACGTGCACCGCTCTTAGGTTACCTCCGCAATCAGTGCAGCTGCCCTTCTTAGGAATCATCTTGGTGGTGTCGTACAATGACTCATAGACAAATGCCAAATCCATCTTGCGGCGGTTAGCCTTAAAGGTCTTGCCGATAAACTGCTCCACCGCTTCCGATTGGTAGAAGAAAGAATCAATCAGCTTCAAGGTGCTCATGTCGTAGACGAATATCTCGACAGGTGTTGACATCGTGTAGATGTCAATCTTGAAATTCGATAGGTAGAAGTTTAAAAAGCTTGATGTGTTCGGGTCGATGGTAACTCTTATACCAGTATACTTTCCTGCACCTACTGCCGTGTCCACATTGCTTGCGTTGGTCACCACTTGACCGATGCGCTTGGACTCAACAACCGTGTCCGCTTTCATCATCGGACTCAAGCGACTCAAGATATCGGTTGACATCTTGCGCCAAGCGAATGCTCGCTTTGCTTCGAACAAGTCAACTCCGCTGTTGTACTGGTCTGTGATTAGCTGCCCGAGTAAAGTTTGATTGATACCAAGGTCGTCAATGTAAAGCCCTGTTGTTGGCTCTGGTCTATCGCAACCTTGCAAGCCGAGTAAAGATTCGTAGCACATTGGCCTTTGATTTTTTTACAAAGATAAATAAAAAAGGAGAGGCTTGCACCTCTCCCTTAATTCATTGTGTCAGCAAATTATCGCTGCCCTCGCTCAACAGATCATCCGAGCCTTCGCTCAGTAGATTCTGCGAGCTCGTTATGGGTTTACGATTGATACGCAGTTAACGTAGTTAACACCTGCATACTTATCGCCTGCCTCGTAGATGTCAGTCGGCAATGTTGCGATGATACCAGTTGTAGTCAATACAATTGATAAGTTACCGCAATCATCCTTCATCGTCAAGTCAACTGGAACTCCTGCCGGTGTGAACACCAACGTCTTAGAGTAGTTGCTTCCTGCTGTTGGAGTGATGCCTGTGTTCCAATCTGCAAGGTTGAATGACAACCACTGGATTGCTCCTGCTGTTGTAATCAATGCAGATGTTTGGTCACCTTGTGCAGCTGCCAAACGAGCATCATAAGCAAAGCCGAAACCGTTCTGCTGAGTGATTGCAAGTAAGTCAATGCCGTACTGAGTGCAGCATCCTGCTGCCATCGCGTTAGCATAACGCTGCATCGCTGCTCCACCGAATGCAATTGGTGCACTTGGGTAGTTAGCCATGCGTGTTGCTTGCTGAATATCAGCGATAGCGAATGCGTTCGGCTCATTAGTGCCTGCCATTGTTTCAACCTCTAAGCAGTCACCCGTTACCGTGTAGAATCCTTCTACCTCAGTTCCCCAGTTACCGATTGCAGCAACAGCTTGAACAGCAGCAGCAGATGCAACCTTGCGGTCTAACACATCCATCAAGCGCATGATTGACTCTAATACGTAGCGGCTGTTCTCTTGGCAATGACGAGCGATGTCCGCTGCATTAATCAATTGAGATGCTGTGTACGTGTCAGTTGTTTCAACCGTGTAAGTTGTTGTGCTGTCGCCGTAAGTGTTAGCAGAAGTACAAGTAAGGATGTCGCCACCTTCTTCAACTTCCGTCTCAGGCAAACGCTGAATCCAACGAGCTTGAACCGTCTTAAGTTTCCCGTTACCTGGAGCAACCTCTGTGCGGATCATCTTCGCGTTTTCTGGAGACAATAAGAATTCAAGGAATGGAAGCTGCTCGCGTTGACCAACCTCTAAAAATAATTCGCCCAGTGACATTTGCACGTTAGGGCATTCAGATAGTATTCTTGAAATAGACATGATGATAGTCGTTTGTAATTGTAGAATTGTTGCATCGTATTCTAAAGGCTGATGCGCTGATGCCTACTTTTTTGCAGCTGAAGTCCTGCCGACTACCATAGAGAATCACAAAGGTAAATAAAAAAAGCCGCACTCATAACAAGCGCGGCTCTAAAAACATTAATACCCTATGCAAAGATACTTATTTTTGGTAGAATCGTGGATTAATTCCTTTTAATTTTTTCTCTGATGCCGCCTCAAGTTGAGGTATCAATGGATTGCGTGCAGGAAACTTAGCCCCTGCATGTGGATTCTTTTGAATGATGCCTGCCTCTGTTGCCTCACGAATAAGCACATCGCTCATTGTTAGGAATGAGCCTGCTTTCTCCTTGCTCTTAAGCCGCTCGCCTGTTGCCTTATCCTTAACCACAAATGCGCCGTCCTCTTCAAGGTCGATTGCATACTTATCTGTGACTGCCGACTTAAAGCCGCGAATGGTGTACTCGTTAACACTTGGGTCAAGCTTCAATGCGCTGAGCTCCTTCTCAAATGAGCTGTTGATTTTGCTTGTCTTGATGTCTGTTGCAACTTGCACCTTGTAAGACTCAAACTGAGTCATCACATCTTGGCGTGCACTGTCGAGCTCGTTGCTCTTGCGCTCAAGTGTCTTGTATTTTTTCTCCCACTCTTGGAGCAGTGCTTCACTGCCGTTGCCAGATGCACGCTTCTCCCAATCTTCGCGCTGCTTCTCGTATTCGCTCTTGGCTCTTTCTGATGCATTGCGGATTACTTCCTCAACCTTCTGCCCTTTGAAGTCCTCATCGGTGAGCACGATGCCAAACGGCTCAAATGCTTTGCGTGTTACGTTGGCTATTGTGCCTGTAAGCTTTCCAATCTTGCCGCTTACCTCTTCCTGCTTAATCCAATTTTCTTGGAACTTTTCTTTTGCCGCTTCGAGGTCGGCTGCTTCTTCGAGGTTTAAGAACTTCATCAGCTCCAGTGCTTCCTCCTGTTTGATTGCCATAGTCTATTGTTATTGGTGTTAGTTTCAATTCTCTTGCTCCTCGCTTGATAAGTTCTTTAGCGAGTACATCAGTGGCACGCTTGATAGTGCCATCGCTCATGATGTAGTAAGTCATGAAGCAAAGATATAAAAGTTTTGATTATGTATAACCTTCTGCCTTCGCTCTTGCTTTAACTGAAGCAGGCACACGCTGAGCTATCACTGGCACAAGGAAGTGGCGGCAGTTCCAACCACCAACAAAGGTGAAGATACTGCGTGAGTCAGTGCCGTCTATGCGCCCTGCCCATGTGCCGTTGCTAATATCGTTGATGCCTGCGCTGTTTTCCCCATCGCCCCATGCCTCAATCTCCTTGCGATGGAAGATAGCACCTTCACGATGTTCGCAGAACGGTCTTGTGGTAGGTATCTCGCCGCCAAGGTATTGGAAGTACTCAATGCCGAGCTCTTCATTGACAGCCGCTGAATAGCTTCTATCGGCAATGGCTTGAGCCGTGTTGGCAGTGGTGCGTACGTTGGCAAGTAGCCTGCCGTCTGTTGTCTCTGTTCCTTCAATCACTCCTTGCAATGCTTTCACTGCTTGGTTGAGCGGAGCACGAGCGGCTACGTTTGCCGTAAGCTGCTCAAGGAATGGAACGGTTACATTGTCACGCAGCCCCGAGCCAAAGAAGGCATTGATTGCATTCTGCTTGGAGATGGCAAGTAGTTGCTTCTGAACATTGTCAGGCTCAAAGGTGCTGTTGATTTTTCTTGCGATGTCATCGGTCAGCTGAACACCTTCATCGATGGAGCTCAAGAAGGATTGCACAGCATCTTTATATTCGCCGCCTGCCAGTACCTTATTGAGCTCCTCTGTTATCAGTCCAATTCGTCGAATGTTATCCTCGGTCTGTCGGATGTTGCCTGTTGCATCAACATCCATCTCTGCGAGTAGCGGACTGAGCTTGCGCCACGCATCTCGCTGTGCCTTCTCTGCCGCCGTGATAATAGTCTCCGGAACAGTCTCGAGCAGCTTAATCTTTCGCGCAACAAGTTCATCAAATGATGCCATTTAGTAGAGTCTGTTGTGCTTGTGCAATTGGGTCGAGTGTCACTGCAATCTTTTCCGCTGCCTTCGCTCTGAGTGCTGCAATCTGTTGGCTCATTGGTAGGTCGAAGAATGCCGGTGCTTCCTCTGTCGGTATGTAGTCACGCATCAGCTCCATCACAAGTTGAGGTGCTGAGTTGTGGAGAACATCTTGCCACTTTTCAACTGTGCCACTTGCAAGGCGAGCAAGAACATCAGCGTTGCTCATTAAGAGCAACTCGTCAGCGTTCACTATTAGCTCGAATAGAGCACTGCTTTCTTCGTCAGTGTAGTTGATTGCTCTGATGTAGTTGTACACGTTGGAGTAAGTTACCGCAGGCGGCACTCCTGCCTTCACTCCTTCGCTGATGATAGCAAGGTAATCACTTGGAGTGCTGATGTCGAATGATGTCGGATAAACTAAGTTGACACCGCCAAACAAATCACCATAACGCATGCGCCCCATTGTCACCAAGCAGAACTCATAGATGGTGAATAGCTGGTCACTGATAGGCTTCACGAATGCGTACAATGCGCGAAGCTTGTTTAAGCTTCCTGTTGCAGTCGATGCCTCGCCGATAGTTCCACTTTCATCGCTCGATGGAAGATGCAGGATACGTCTTGCCTTAGCCATCTGCTGCTCAATCTCTGAGCGCAGGAAGTTAAGCGTGTCCATCGGAGGACTTACAAACTTAAGGTACTCGCCGCTAAGTCCGCTGTCGCCTTCGCTTAGTGATGTCTTAGGCTTAATCAAGAGCATACCCGTTGGACTAAATCGGCTCTTTACTCCACTACCTGAGCAGGAAGAGCAAGTGCGATAGCCGCCATTAATCGGATCGAATATCTGCCCGTCATTACACTTGTTGCCTTCGCGGTCGATGAACTCGCATATCTCCCCAAGTGCCACCATAAATGGGAATGCACTTGTGGCCTTGCTCATCTGCAAGTAACTCTCATCGAGTACCACCTGGTCAAGCAATGGCACTGCTGTGATGAATGGCGATTGGAATGCAATCTCGTCTTGTATCAGTTGAGGTGATCCCATCAGCTTGATGCATGGCACATAGCCAAGATTATGCTGAAAGTATAGCACTGGCTCACTGAAAGTCATGTCACCCTTCTTGCCTGTCTGCTCAATCTTGTAGATGGCATTTTGATCGTAGAGGTATAACACGATGCCGCTCTCTTCCGTCTTGCTACCAACCTTCACATAGCTGTGGTCATCGCTTATCACCAAGTAATACTCGCCGAACTTCTGCCCTACAATGTTCTTGCAGTTGTAGTAAGTCGGCATTGGGCGAAGCAGCTCATTGCCCATCACTGGCTCTTCAAACTCTTCGTCATCCAAGTACTGAATGTCATCTGGGTAGATGGCAATGATACCATTGGCATCGACAAGCTTCAGCGTTGGAAGCATATTCTTGACGAACATTTCCAAGGAGCCGAACTTCTCAATCTCAGTATTGACATACCGCTGAAATGTCTCCTCGCCAAATCTCGGGTCTATCTCAGCTGAGTATCTGATGCTCCAGTTCTGATCTGCGAATGCTCTGCTTATCGTTGCTCTGAAGTCCTCAAACACACTCAAGGTTGTTGCCTTGTAGTTCGCCTTGATGTACAACGCTTGCGCATCCGTTTGATTGGGAGCACGCACCGAAAGCAAGTGCTCAGGATAAACATCGGAGCGGCTATGCGGCAAGATGCTATCATACATCTTGGCGGCAAAGTTGTAACCGCTCCAATATTCTGGATACATCCCACCTGCTCGCTGCTTAGTGATAGGGTTGAGCGGCGATGATTGACTCATCTGCTCCCATCCCTTTCGCTTAGCGGCGAATCGGTTTACTATCTTGGTAATATCCTCAGAGCTTAGTGCCATTGGGTCTCTCCATTATGTTTGAACCGCATGATTTAGATCGGCAGTAGTTTGGTTTCATCTGTGTAGTATTGAGAGCCCTCTACCTTCAGTGGTGTTGAGCGTGATTGTGTTATACTTATAGTGCGCTGCGTATTCGACAAGCTTCTTTGGTCCATCCAAGTGGATGGTGTCATGGTAAGCAATCACACCGCCACGGCTCACCAACTTCTCCACAAGCTTGAACTCGGGAAGGATGGCAGCCCAAGAGTGGTCCGCATCCACGAAGATAAGGTCGAAGTGATTCTTCTGAAGCTTGCCAAGTTCATCCAATGAATTGCCCAAGATGAAGTCAATCGACTTGCCACCCTCTGCCATCAATGCCGTTGTCTTGTCTGTGCGATAGTCATTGATGTCGATACCAATATACTGCCCACCCTTTGGAAGCGCATTGATTAAGTGCTGCGTTGTCTCACCCTCAAACACTCCAATCTCGAGCACCGTCATGTACTTGCTCATCTTGATTAGTGATGCTAAGAAAGCACCGCACTCATCCTCGGAGTTCCAGTCATGTCGAGCAACCTCTGTGAATGTCTCTGTTGTTACAATTGCCTTAGCCTTGCGGCCTCGTTTCTTTGGTTCAGCGTTTTCCATCTGCATATTTATTTTGTGCAATCCTGCTTATTAGGTAGATATGTCGTTGACCAATTGCCTTGAAGTCCGCATTGAGCATCCTGTCAAGCCAGTTGATATAAAATATCGGAGTGAAGCCTGCGCCGCCGTAGTAGCTTTGCAAGTAATAGTTTTCAGTAATCTCTTCAAAAGTCAAACCGCGCTGCATCGAGAAGTGAATCACTCCACCCTCGCTGCCTTTGATTTGCTCGTAAGCTTTCAGCGCAGGGTCAATGCCATGAATCGCAAGTGCTACATTCATGTACAACTCATCTGGCTGCCCACCGCCCCACTTCATGCGAAGCTTCTTGATTTCGATTGGGTTGTTGGTGTAAAGGTCAAGCGCAGTGCGATAGATGGCTTCACTCTGTGAGCCTTTCACTATCCACTGAATCGAGCTGTTGATGGCAGGCATCACGTAGGATGATAGCAAATTGAAGTGCTCCCACATTGTGTCAGCCCATGCCCACTGCATCTGCTTGAAGTCGCGCCCCTTGTCGATGGTGTGGTATCCCACGCAATGGCTTATGTAATTTTTGCCCGACTGACTTAGTTCGTCAATCATAGGCTGAATGTCTTTGAGCGCAAGAGCATCTACATCAAGGTAGAGGTTGCGGTCGTATGGCAGGTACTTGTATAAATTCATCTTGACCTTGCCCGGGTCAAGCTTCTTGTTGGTGTAGATATCATCAGCATCGATGTCGCCAATGTCATTGATGTACTTCATGAACTCTGGGCAGTGTGATAGACCCTTTAGCTTGTCATCAAACAGCACCGTGATATTAACATTCGGGTTGTGCTTCCTAATGCTGAAAGCAAGGTTGTAAGCAGCCCAATAGTATTGAGGCTTACCGAATGCCAAAAGCACCACCCCTGTGGTAGGAGTGATGCTCTGAGTAGTAGCTGTTAATTCTTCCGTCATTATGCGAATACTCCAGCAGGAGCGTCGTATTGTTCAGGTATGTTTTTGTTTCTCCAAGAGAAGGTCACCTCATAACGCTGAAGCTCGTTGTTCTGCTCAGGCAAGATGAAGTTTGCAGATGTCGTGATGCCAACAGGAGCAGTGATATAAATCACCTTTCCGCTGTCGCACATGTACGCAAGTATCCAAGAGATACGGCGATTGTTTACATCGTTCCAGAATGTGTTGTTGCCATCGGTCACGTTAGCATCGTACAAAGTCGCAGTGCGATCTTCGTTGATACGGATTGAAGTGCCACAGCCGATTGGTGAATCGACAGTGATAGGAGATCCCGCAGGAAGTGCAAAGCGGATGTCGCTGATTAGTCTTGCTTCGCCAGATAAAAGTAAGGCATCGATTGCAACTGCATCCGATGGATCAACAAGTTCTGTTCCGCAAGCTCCTACAATAATAGCGGATACACCGCCGAGTTTATATTCGTTGCAGATCACTAAGTCGTGCTCTAGCAAGGATGTGTCGCAATATGATACACAGGCCATTTGTAAAAAGAGTTTGTATTGTTGTTTCGCTGTTGGATAGGTCGCGGCAATACACCTACTTGGTCTCTATGTAATTACAAAGTTACAAAATAAATTCTTGATATAAGTTAACAGAATCTTCAGTTGTCAATCTTTGCTCATCCTGCGCCAACAAGAACGGCTCATCGTTGTTGTCCAATATACTTGGCAAGCAGTCAGCATCCGTGTTGCTGCAAATGGTCTTGCGCACCTTAGATGACTTAAGAGCAAGGTCGATGTTCAATGCTCCAAGTTCGTCTGCATCATTGTACTCGATATCTGGGAACTCGCCATCGATGGCATAGTATAGGTCGCCGTTCACATAGCAGTTGTCGTAGTAGAAGATGGTCGACAAGAAGTCGAGCACGTATTCAGGTAATCGGCCAAAGGCGAATGTCCACTTCTTCTCGCGGTCAACGTATGTCGTCTGATATCTGCCAGAGGCAAAGCGGAAGTTGTTCACCTCTGTGACATACTGCGCTCTGAACTTGCGCCCCTCCAATCGGATGGCAGGCAAGAAGGATGAGCCGCCAAATGCAAGGTTGAACTGATCCTCTGCGTTGCAGCCTTCAATCTTGAAGTACTTGCACTCGTCATTGTAGTCGCCAATAGCAATCACATCAGAGAACAAGTCCCACTGGATGTCCGCATCTGCAATTTGGATGTCGATGTAGTTGATGATTGCGCCGCCATCTCTTGGAGTTGGATTCCTAACAATCACTTGCACGTGTAGGTCTCCTGCCCCTGCTTGCACTAATACATTCTGATAGCCTGTGCCAAACACCTCAACCTCGTTGCCACCAATGCTGATGAAGATGGTAACTTCATCACGTGATGCAATGAATATGCCGACATTATAGAACAAGTCCTCGCATGGAGTGTTGCCTCGATTAGATGTAAAGTATACTACTTGACCACTATCAACAATAAATTCTACCTCTCCTTCGCTTAGTGATGTTGTACCTGTTCCGCTTGTTGTCCATCCATCTACACCTACCCTTGGCAAGCTTCTGAACTCACCATTGTAGACATAGTTCTGTCCGCAGGTGTTAGTACAGAAGTCAGTCATCGCAAGTCGGTAGCAGCCTGCTCCAAGCACCACATCCGTCAAGTCAAAGGCCGCAGTAATCTTGTTGTCCTTAAGCGTATAAAGCGGAGCAACAAGGTCAACCGTCTCCAATGTCACCGCATCGACTATGCCCACCTTCATCTGATTGCCAGATGCAAGGCCGTCAACTTGGATGTATGTACTTAAGCAGCCAACCCATCCATCAATATTTGTTTGAAACACAAGAGTGACGCTGTTGCCAGTGATAGTTGGATTTGCAAAGAACAGCGTATAAGTGCCAGGTAAGGTGATTGCATAACTTGATGAGCCATACATCTCAACATTCAATGCGCCTTGATCCAATGTCAAGATAGTGAATGTCACTTGGTACACTTGGTATATGTAGTTGGTGTTTAAGTAAAGAGCAAAGATGCCGCTTTCATTTACATTAGTACTGCAAACAGTACCATCAACAAGGTTGTTTCCCCATCCACCTTGAAATGTATCATAAAAAAACATCCTTGCACTATTGCATGGTGTCGTCTCCACTTGGAAGAACACTTGGTCATTGAAGTCGAGCAGCTGCTTGTAGTCGCCGCCGCAGTCTGGGCAGTCGACAACAGTGTTGCTTGTGAAGATGATAGGCTGATTCGGTATGGAAGTGAAGCTCATCGAAGTATCTTGTTTGATTTAAGTGTTATGGAAGCATCCTGCTTGATGATGCTCTTGATGTCTACCTTGTTGATGTAACCCTCAATCACTCGAAATCGGTCATCGTATCTACCGAATGATATTGGTCTTGATGTGTTATCAAGTATCTGCTCAATCTCAGTCATGGTCAATGGTCTCTCAAAGTTGTAAAGATATGCTCTTACGTCTTCAATGTTTACTGCTTCTAACTCGCTTGGTGGGTTGTTTGCTAATAATGGTATACCATTTATAATTAATTGAGTGGTGTATAGAATGCCGTCTTCTATACCATCATTTTGAATTGCTTGATTAACAGGTGGACCTGCCGTGCCAATTTTAGTTGAGACATTAATTTTTATTTTGTCCCCTGCATTCATTAATATATTTATTTGCTTTGTTGCAATAGTAACATTGACTGATTGCTTTTGTA